AATCGATTGTGTTGAATAGGAAAATTACCAATCTCAGATGAGCTTTCTTACAACTCTATAGTAGAATAGGTTCTATAATAAGTATAGTTTAAAAACTGATAAGTGACAAATGAGGGCCTATGCTCGTAAGCCCGCTTCTCGAGAAGCGTAAAGTGTGTGACGAGTAGACCATGCCGCGATGTTTATTTTTCCAAATAATAAAAAATTTTTTGTCTATAACAAACAGATTGTTTATTTATCTAATGAGCAATCTAGTGATTTGAGTTTTGCGGCAGAACTAAATCACAAACAACAAATCCAATCAATAACTAAACCCCAACAAATATCTCTAGGGTTGAGTCATTCTGATTCCCCAAAAGATGTTTTTGATTTAATGCACGATGCAATCTTGCAAAATTGGCAAAGTGATGGCTTCTCTAGTGCTGAATCTGCGGCTCGATATTACGCCTCAGAAGAAAGACTAAGACAAGCTCGCAATAACCGATTTCGGAAAGAGAGTGATCGTGCTTGGTTCACTCGATTGTTTGAAGATTTATATATTCTCATCTATCAGTTAAGCGAATCCTATAAGGATGGGCAATTTGATATAAGGAGGATTATCGTATCAATTATTTCCTTTTTAAAATTACGAACACATAAATGTTTTCTCCAACTTCTTCATGAATTTGAATTAGAAAATTTCTTAAACAAATTATTTGATTTGCCAGGTGAAATTAGTGCAATGTTTTTTAAACAAGGAAATGTTAATTTTTCGGATGACAATTATGCACCACAATCTTTTGAAAATAAAATAGATTATTTGAGAAGTTTTCTAAGCAATTTTGAAAATCTCAAGAAGACAGCTATATATCAAAAGATTTACCGTTGTATAATGTATGTTTTGAGTATGTCTATCTTCTCTAAATTTGGACTCACGTTTGATAACTTGGGATATTCCATTTTTGAGGCAGAAGCTATTAAGAAGAAATTCTCGAATAAAGTTGATTTTCTCTACAATATTCTAGACACTCTGACATTTTTATGCGAACGAGGATTCCAAATTCTTAAAACTGGACGCTTCCAAGTTATTTTCCATTCAGGGAAAACTTATACGAAATTTTTCGATGAATGTGAGATTATCAAACGGAAAAGTCAATTATTGACCAATCCTGAAGCTCATGGATTCACTGAAAGTCAGTATAGGAGCGATCTAGATGATACTATTGAGAAGGGAGATAATATCCTGTCACATGGTGATCATATGAAGGAGTTTGATGCAAAACTCATCAAACATATGGTGAACGATCTTAAATTTTTAAGGAGTGATCTATGCACTAAAAGAGCTGCGCGGGAACATCGCAAAGCTCCTTTCTCTGTTATGATCTTTGGGGAATCAGGAATTGGTAAAAGCACAATTAAAGATATTCTGTATAATCAATTTTGCTTCCTATCCGATTTAAACAATGATTCCAGTTTTTGTTATACACACAATCCAGCAGCGAAGTTTTGGAATGGTTTTACTACTTCTCAACATACAGTTATCTTAGATGATGTAGGAGCAGTCCATCCAAATAAAGCACCTAATGGAGACAATTCATTGATGGAATTAATCCAGATTGTTAATAGTGTTCCATTTGTGCCTGATCAAGCTGAATTGTCTGACAAGGGGAGAACTCCCCTCAAATGTCAATTCGTTATAGCAACAACTAATGTTAAAAATTTAAATGCTCACCACTACTTTTCTCATCCATCCGCCGCCCAGCGTCGTTTACCCTTTATTATTACTCCTTCAGTGAAGGAGCAATTCCAAAATGAAGATGGCACTTTAAATTCTGATAGTGTCGAACGCATTGATGGAGAATATCCTGATTTGTGGACTTGGAAAGTTGAAAGAGTTAAAACGCAAAAGATTGCTAGTAAGCATAAACTTGCCGATGTGGAAGTTCTTCTAGAAACTGATAACATCTTAACCTTTCTTAAGTGGTTCAACGATGCTGTTAAACATTTCAAAGCAAACCAAGATTTAGTGCAGGATGCTATCGATACCATTAGGAAGATCGAATTCTGCAACAATTGTCTTCTACCTAAGAAAAATTGTGAATGTGAAACTCAATCCATGCGTTATGCAACAAGGATTAAACTTTACTTTAAGGATTGTATTGACAGAATAATATATTATGTCATCTTTTCCTTCTTTTCACAATTATTTCAAAGGATCTTCAATCAGATATTTTCCACAGCACAAGATATATGTGATATTTTAAATGTCCTACCCAGATCCGTTCGTCTGCGAATTTCGCGTATGCGAATGAGAGATGTGGGAGAAGCTATTAAGAATCGTATAGGTTTTTTTGAAATCATGAGTACCCTTGCTATATTTGCCTCCATAACAGCATCTTTTTTGATGATAAGTGGCGGATTTAAGCTAAAATCTCAAGGTGGTGTATCATCTTCTGTTGGAACAAAACCCAAATCCACTGGAGATGAGAAAGAAAATGTTTGGTACGATGACAAATTTGAACTTTCTGAATTTGAATTAACCCCGCAAATCACTTCTACTAAATCTATGAGTAGAGATGTATTCACTCGGGTTATTGAAAAAAATATAGTTCATATGTCTGTGAAAACTCAGCCTAAAAAACATATACCCCTGAAGGCTATAGCCCTCACAGGACAAATATATCTTACAAATAATCACAACTTACCTGATGACATCCCTGTTTTAGACGTGCACATTATTGGTGCCACACACAAGGATGGTTCAACAATTAATGCTAAGGTACACATATCTCAATCCGATATAGTGCGCGATCCAATTAGAGATTGTGCATTCTTTGTGGTTCGAGGTATCCCTCCTAAAAGGAACATATTGCCCTACTTCTGCAAAGCGCCTATTGATGTAAGAGTCAATGGCTTCTATTTACAGAGAGATCCTGATGGATCACTAAAATCCAATAATTTATCTTGCTTACAAAAAATGTTAAGTCAAACTAATATGTTAAAGGATTTTTGCCATGATATATGGTATTCTAGGTCAGCCAATAGAACAACTTTTGGGGACTGTGGATCGGCGTTAATTGGTATTACAGCTAAGGGATATACTATTCTCGGTATGCATGTGTTAGGTAGTCACTTGACACATAATGTTGGTGCTATAGCACTTGATGCTAAGTACTTAGAAGAACAAATCGAGAAATTTGATAATTGCAATCGTATTCAATTGGATAACATACCCTTATCTGCACCAGGTTACGAGAGAATTTTAGGATCTCTGCACCACAAATCTAACATACGCTATATACAAGGTGGCGTTGCCGAGGTCTTTGGATCCTTCCAGGGTTTCAGACCTAGACCTAGTTCTCGGGTCACAAACACTCCTATGTCCTATTATTTATCCGATTATGGTTACAAGATTAAATATGGACCACCGTGTATGACCTCCTGGGAACCTTGGAACATAGCATTGAATGATATGGTACGACCCCTAAATAATTTCGATCAGTGTATTTTAAATCAAGCTATAGACAGTTTCACTTTCGATATATTATCAAGTGGTTTAGATTTTACAGAAATACACATTCTGGATAATTTCACCACTATTAATGGAGCACCAGGTGTAGCTTATATTGATAAAATAAAACGCAACACTAGTGCTGGAAATCCCTTCAAAAAGAGCAAGAAATATTTTATGACAGCTCTACCTCCACAGGGCGAGTGGCAACACCCTGTTGAGGTTGATGGGATTATTATGTCACGAGTGGATGAGATAATATCCAAATATTATGATGGTAAGAGAGCGAGACCAAATTTTTGTGCGCATCTTAAAGATGAACCAGTATCATTTAAGAAAATGAAAATGGGTAAAACCCGTGTTTTTACA